GACTGGATAGAGCCAGGATGGTAATCCGCGCACCTACGGGTCAAACCGTATTAGGCTGGTTTACCACTCAAACTCCTACAGGTTATTTAAGTGCAGCAGAATCAAGCATGCTATTTCGCCAATACATGCGTAATCCGCTCTTATTGAGCTATCCTTTGGAGAACTTTAAAATGTCCCAAATTGCAAATATTGCCGTTTATGACGGCGCTTCTACACCAGTACTACACACCTTGGTTGCTGTATCTGTCACCCGTGAGGGTGGCAGAGACAAGGCCGAATGGCGCGAGCAAGCAGCCGGTGTTCCGGTGAATGCTCAAGTCCGCGTTTCAATGGCAATAGAAATGTTGCCATCGAAAGTGTATCGTACGGAGATCCGTGTCGTGCAGCCAGTTATGGAAACTGTGCTCAACCAAAACGCCGCTGGATATACTGCCGCGCCGAAGTTAGCTTATGAGAATACCATTGCAACAACTGGGTATTTCCACGAGCGCTCCGACGTTGCAGGTCGCAGGATTGTGAAACAGCTGACTGCTAACTTGCTGAATAACATTAGCACGTCTGTAGCAGCTGCCACAACCGGCGTTGTATCCGACCTGATAGACTCGTTAGTTGCACCTACCTAATTTTGGGTAGAGCCTAGCTTGTCGTTTCCCCTACGTTTCCTAATAAAAGGAGCATATATGCGTTACTCACGCTGGGATCAAGTCGCGTCTACGGATGAGACAAACAGTATTGCCAGAGTACTGGCCTGGTGGCACTTGCAGCAAGTAGCTAGCTGCGAGGTGAGAAGTGAGATTGTTGGCTATATATTAGCCGGCGATTTCCTCTCTTTAGTTAATATGAAACTTGATTATGACTCTCTGTCGATCGCCGATGCCATGCATTTACGTCAAGTGCTCGCGTTTTATGCGAAGCGCATTGATTTAGATTTAGGTATCGACAAAGAACAGGTGGCCTATGAAAAGTTCCTTGAATCCGAAGAACTATGCCGTGAAACGAATACCATCTTCGCGCACTGGAAGGTTGGTGGGTTTAACTTCCCCCCAATCGTTGAGTCGATATTTCATCGGGCTCAGCGTAAAATTTCCAGGGTGCTTGGTGATGTTCCGAATCTCGGTGAAATAAAGTTCCGTTTCGGACCAGGCGCAACGACGCAAGTCAAAAGAAAAATGGCGTCGGCTCGACGTAAGTTGAGCCAAGGCGCCGCCTGTAGTGAAGACCTCGCCCCGTACGTGAAATACGTACTGGAAGAGGTGCCAAGCCTAGTTCCCTTTGGGGAATCAGACACCGCCCTAGTGACCGTG